GCCCTCGGGGCCCCGGGTCCCCCGCCGCTCTCTTTCGCAATCGTCGCGGTAGAGTCCTGCCGGACATACCCGCCCGCCGCCGAAGCTACTAGCGGGTCGGTATTCGTCTTGATGCCGCCCGTATCGGCATCCATCGTCGTCAAGATTCCGTTGCCGGTCGTCTGCAACGTCGAGGTCGCCGGGTCAATCACCGTGCCCGCCGCGTTCTTCACCTGCACGTCGCCGATGTCAACGGTAGCGTCAAAGGTCAATCCGGTCACAACCGTTCGCAACGCCCCGTCCGCGTCCGTCTGCAACAGCGTCGCTTCTCCGTCCGCCACGCCGGGAATAACGCCTGCCGCGTCTCTGCGAACGGCTACCATTTTTGTCGCCATGTCACTTCTCCTTTGTGTGAAGCATCACGTCGCCTCTCGGCTGCCTGTTAAACAAACAAGGGAAGGGGAGGGGCCGCTCTCAACGCCCCTCCCCGTTCCCTATACCGACGCGGGTATCGTCGGGTTCTCCGTGCCGCTTGTGGTCGGCGCGGGTTGTGCGTCCGGCTGTTCAAGCCGTTGCAACATCTGATGCGCCACTTCCAAAGCCCCGTCACACATGCACATCTCGCGGTATTTCTCCGCTCGTTGTGCGCTCATCGCGGCTATGGAGTTCTCAAGAAAAGTGCGGTCAATCGTCATGCGCCCTCCCGTGGGTTAGTTCCAACCGGCAACGGCAATGGCGGGGATGTAATACAGCGCGCCCAAAATGTTGACGCGGAGGCCAACGTTCGGCGGGAGTTCCGCCAGCGACGTGCTGCTGATGGCGTTGGTCGTCGCTTCAGCCGCCGTGAAGCCCTGAATCGAGAAGATCGCGGCGTCGGTGTCCACGTCCAGCATGCCGGTCGCGTTCCCCTGGCTCTCGATGCGAATGCCGGAAAGTTCCGTGAGGCCGGCCGGGTCGCTCGCCGCACCATCCGAGTTGATCGCCACCTTGAGGCCGCACAGCGTTCCGGTCGGCGCCCAAGACGCGACATCCGGGATGTGAAGCGTGGTTTCCAGCGGCGTTCCAAGCCCGCTGCACTCGCTCGCGCCCGCCGTGGCAAGGAAGTTCAGGCTGATGTGCGCGCCGCGACAGGTCGTGGTGTTGACGTTCACCGTCTCGAGCGCCCGGAAGCAGTCGGATTCGCCCGCCGCGCCGCTCTGCGTGAGCCGCACGTCAAGCCCGCGCGCCGTCCCGCTGGTTGCCGTGGACGCGAAGTTGAACCGGACGCCCTCACGGTTCGCGGTCGTGCCGAGCGCGTAGCGGCTGCTCGACGTGCCGATGCGAAGCACCCCGTTGGTGTCCGTGCTGGACGCATTGATCTTGACCGGCGCGCTGCCGGGGCCGTAGCTCTTGATGTAGTCCTGACTCGCCATGTGAGTTCTCCTTGTTTGCCCGATTCGCTATGACCGGGCCGGAATTGGTGCTCCCCGCTTACACGGGCGGGGCACATTACGACTTACGACGCGGCGTTGTACGAGTCGTTCGGGATATAGACCGTGCTCTTGTCCGTCAAGGCATCGAGGTCGGTGTTGGCGATCTTGGCGACAACGGCCATGAACGATTCGCCGCCGTGATCCTTGACGCGGATAAGCTCACGGAGCATGTCCCGTTTCCCGGTCGTTCCGCTGAACGCCGGATACTGCGTTGTGTTCGTCGGGTCGCCCATGCTCGCTCCTTTCAGAGACAAAAAGGGGGACAGGGATTACTCCCCATCCCCCATTGACGTTACGAAGAGACGATAACGCGGGCCGCGCATTCGGGCCGGAACGTCGCAATGCCCTTGTACGCCGCCGCGCCGACCTGCCACACGCGCCGGGTCGCAACCCAGTCGCGGGCGGGCGAGATGCCTTCCAGAAGCACGGCGGCCAGCGCGCTCTTGCTGAAGATGACCGCGACGTGCGTCGAGAAGTCGGCGGCATACGCCACGCTCGCGCCGATGGTCGGCCACGTGTTGCCGCTCAAGTCCGTCTGCGGGAAGTTGTTGGTCGGGATGATGCGGACGTTCTCGACCATGAGCAACTTCGCCCGGAGCTTGTCGGCCAGCGCGCCGTCCTGGTAGTCGTAGGACAGTAGGCTGTCATCCTGCCGAAGCACACGGTGCTCCCGGTACTTCAAGAAGCAGAACAGTTCCTCGGATTCGGGAACCTTGTCCTCACGCATCAACTGGACGGCCTCGCCGATGTCGTCCTGCAACCGCTTGGAGCCGGTCGAGGACATCGGGTACGCCGTGCTGATGGTGAGCGTGCCGGCGCGAGTCACGGTCTGCCCGCCGGGGAACGAGCCGGACGCCGCCGTAGCCGCCGCCTTGCACGCCTGCTGCAGAACGTGCTTGTCGAACTGCTGCGCGATGGCCTTGCCGGACTCGGACGCCAGAGTGCCGCCCGCGTCCCAATGCGAAATTATCTCGTCGCGGATGCTCTGGTTGGCGAACGCGATGGTTTCCTTGTCCTCTGCGCGCACGAGGACGGGGTTCTTCTCAAGCACCTGGCCGGCGATTTCCGCGCCCGGAGTGTGCTCTTCGGCGGTGAGAATCCACGTCTTGATGAACTCCTTGCTCACCCCGCCGCGCAAGGTTTCCTTCGTGATGATGTCCCAGGCCAATGTCGTCTGCTGGAACGCCTGGTTGACATTGACCTGAAACTCCTTCTTCGCAAGGTCAAAGTCCGTGCCTGAACCGGAATCGTCCTTTAATGCCGGATCGTAGTCAGCCATTTGCAACTCCTTGTGTGAAACGGGAATGGACATGAGACACGGCGCGGCGGGAGTTCTCTGTCCTTCGCGGGTTCCAACAAGGAATTGCCCGGGGGTTCAGGCTCCGAGACGAAGCGAACGACTATGCGGAGGTGGGGCTGTGCGGCGTATCGAACGTGTCGGCGTTTCGCGCAGTCCTACCGGAGTACGCTGTTTGGCGTCTTGGCGAGCCGCTTGCGGTAATTGGCGGCGAAAGAGGGGTCTATTTTCATGCGTTTGTCGCCCTTGACGGACAGGGCTTCCGCAAGGGACTGGAACGCGCCTTCGTTCATGGCCGCGCCGGATTCGCCGGAAACGAGCGGCGCGCTTCTGCCGCTGCCAACGGCGCGGGTGTGCTTCCCCATCAGGCGTTCAACGGCGGCAACGGTCGTTGCGGGATTGGCAAGGTCGGCGTTGATGGAAACGATTTCTTCCTTCGTCAAGCCGCCCTGCGCGCCCCATGCTAGAAGGTTCTTCAACTGCTGCGGTCCGCCTGCTATGGATTCCGCCTGAGTCTTGGCGGCGTTGACGGCGGCTTGTGCCGTCGCCGCTTGGGTTTTGATAAAGTCGTTGACGATGCCTTTGGGGATGCCAATTTTCTTGAAGCCCGCGTACATGTCGGGCGTCAATTCCCCTTTGGCCTGCCAAGCGGCGGCAAGTTCCTCTGGCTTGAAACCGGCCTTTTCGACAAGCGCCTCTACCCCCGCGTCGTCCGGCAAATCCCCCATGCTGGTAGTTTCAGTGTCCGGTATGGAGAGGGGAGCGGGAGAGGTCGGAGCAGAGGTCGTTTCCGTCTTTCCGCCTGCGCCAAGTTTCTTCTCAAGTTCGGCGTATGACTTTGCCAAGTCCTCGCCGGTCTTGAACTTTTGCGGGAGCCATGCAGGGCGCGTGTCGGTCGTCGTCTGCGGCGCAGGCACAACGGGTGCGGGCGTAGTAGTTGTCGCTGTCGCGGCTACTTCGTCTGCCATGAGACGCTCTCCTATTGAGACATTGCGGGCATTGCGGGCGCGGGCGCACTCGCCGCGTTCTCCACAATTTTTCCGCCGGACTGCACGGCCTGCTGCGCCATCATCGCTTGCATCTGCTGCTGCATGGCGGCCTGATCTTCGGCCTTCACTTCCTCGTCCGACTTTGTAGCCGCTCGCGTGTCAATCGTGTAGGCTTGCAAATAGGCGTCAAGCATCCACTGTGGCTTGATGTACCGCATCAGTTGCGGGTTTTGACCGATGTCCTGCATCAGCCCGCGCACGGCCTCGGCCTTCCTCATGCGGCCCAACGCCTCGATGCCGGTGAGTACGTCAATCTGCACTTCTTCCTCAATCTCCTTCGGGAGCGGGGGCAGTAACTTGTCCTTCTTCATCTGCCACGTCACGCGCTCGATAAGCGGATGTTGTTCTTCCTCGGAGATGTGGGAATAGACGCCGCCGGTCGCGCCCTCGATTTCCTGCGCCAAACGCAGCACCTGCGTAGCCGTCACGCGGTCTTGCTGCGGCGTCATGGCGGATTCCATGAGCATCGCGCTCGACAGGTCTTGCTTCAGTGCAACCAGTGCGGCCTGCGCCACTTGAAGGTCGGCCTGCTTGTTCAGTTGCAGGCAGGCAATGCCCGGAATCATGCCCTCGCGGACGATGCCGCCCGTATGGACGCTGCCGGTCTTGGCCGTCAAGTCGCGCGTTTTCCAGCCGCTTGATTCGTCTATGAACCATTGGAGATTCGTTGCGGCTACCGTGCCGTCAAGAAGTGCTTTCCACAGGCCGTTGTAGCTCCGCAACGCGCCGATGGTGCGTTCCTCGATGAACCCGCGCGAGTAGTCCTCGCCCGGCAGTTCAACGTACCCGGACGGGAAGTAACGCGAGACGGGTTCTTCGGACTCAAGGACGATATGCCCGTTGATCTCCTGCCGAATGATGAAACCGCCATTGCGCCGGCGTTCGGCGCGGGTATAGAGGTCAAGCCCGCGCGAGTCGTCGTCAACCTTCTCCGCGTCCTCGCGTGAGATTTCGGCGCGCGCAAGGATTTCATCGGAGAGTTGCAACGGGTCAACGCGCTCATGCGTAATCAGCCAGAGCCACGTGCCGTCGCTGGCGCGTTTCTGAACATATTGGTCAAGCCGGTAGGACTTCAGCGTGTATTCGTCGGTGAGCATGGAAAGCGCGTTCCCGACGACGATTAGGTTTTCGATGCAGGTGCGTTTTCGGGTGCGGAGTCGGGCGTTGTCCAGGACGCGCATGACAAGCAGTTCGCGGGTGTAAAGGGCTTGCTCCACGGCCCGCAACTGCGCCTGCGCCCCGTCCGATATCTGCGCGGCGGCAAAGAGCTTCGCGCTCGGCGCAAATCTCCACCACGGCGTTCCAACGGGGTACAATGCTAGAAGCAGCTTGTTCGTGAGGTTCGCCACGCCGCCGGAGCCAAGCGACTGATACGGCTTGAGGATGTCGCTGTTCTCGTTGATTCCGACTTCGGGCAGCACGGACGGGATGGTGAGCGCGGCGCACTCGCGGCAGCGGCGCATGACGCCTGATCGCCGCCCGTGTGCGTTGTCAAACTGCGCTTTCAGTGTGCGGTCACTCATTCGTCGGGTATCCTCAGCCCTGTGCCGGATGGCATGGGTAGCACGAAGGAACGCCTGCTGGAACGGCGGGCGTCAAGCGTCTTGCGCTGTTCAGCAAGGCGTCGCTTCTCTTCCTCTGAGATCACCGGCGGCGGGGGCGGTGGGGGTTTCGGTGGCGAAGGGGGTGCGCCGCCTCCAAACATGCCGCCGATCAGTCACCTCCTGGGATTCGCAATCCCGTAGTCGCTCCGAATGAACGCTTTGCGGTCGCCTTGGGGCGTCTGCCGGAAATCGTTGCAACGCCGCCCCGGGCTACTCGCGCTTTGTCGGCGTCGGAGACCGTTGCCTGTGGTTGATTGTGTCCCGTATCTCTATCCGACGATTCCCATGCCCACTTGCCGGTAATGAGTTTGCCTGGAAGAACGCCGGTCGTCAGCGCCATCCACTTGGGGTCTTTGAAGAAGTTGCCGCCCCCCATGTCACGCTTCCCGCGCTTCGGCGGCAATCCGGCAACGCAGCATTGTCACCACTTCGCGCCGCCCCATGTCGTGCGCCAGCCGAATGCGCCCATCTTCCGTGCCCAGCGTCCCGATGTCGGGGATCGGCGGCGGGATGGTGCGCGCAAGATATTCAATCAGGCTCGCAGTATCCGGCGGCAACCTGTCGCCAACCGCGTTTTCGGTCTGTGGCAAAGGGGTATCCTTCCTTGACAAGCCAAGTGAACAGGGCGCGGGGGGTCGCAATATCCAAAGGGACGCCAATTCCGCCTTCTCGGAGGGCGATAACCGCACAGCCGATGCAATCATATACCGGCTTGCTCCTGCCGAAGTCTATCCAGCGGAAGAACGTAGGCCAGAACGGGATGCGGTATCCCGCGAACTGGTCAAACCACGAGAGGTCAAGGCGATGTTTCAGGGGGACTTGAACTGCGGCAACGAGGCCGGGATGGTGCTTTAGAACGGCGCGAAGCCGGAAATAGCGCAGCCCGCCGATGGAGGCGTCCACCATGACGCCGTTGTATCCGAAGCCGCAATGCGCCATGCGGGAGAGCGAGAGACATTGAATCAGCCGCGTCTGCCACTGGTCGCGGAAGCGGAAAATCGTAGAGTACCCGCTAAAAACCACGACGGCGCACGGTGTCGGCGCGGGCATATGGACTGCCATTTTGGCA